GGTTATTCTGTGACCACAGGAAGTTACAATACGTTTATCGGAAGAGATGCTGGTTATTACATTACTACAGGCACCAAAAACGTAATCCTTGGCTCTTACACAGGCAACCAAGGCGGCTTGGACATCCGCACCTCAAACAACTACATCGTGCTGTCGGATGGGGATGGTAATCCTAGAATGCACGTTACAGGTGGCGGAGTTATCCGTATTGGTGAAGGTGTAGTCGGTCAGGCTGGGGGTGGCCTAGATATTTATCCCACTGGATCAGGTAATAACGGTTATGTTGCATGGAATAAGGATGGGGCCGGAGCAGGTGGTGGTACAAGAACTGCAATGCTTTTTGCTAATAATGGCACCACTGTAGGAAGTGTTCAGTATTCCAACACCAACACTTCTTATAACACTTCATCTGACCATAGGCTTAAAGAAAACGTAGTTGACCTTACAGGCGCAACAGAACGCTTAAATCAAATTCCAGTTCGCCGTTTTAACTTCATCGCTGAACCAGACACTACTATGGATGGCTTCCTTGCACATGAGGTTCAAGCCATTGTACCCGAAGCGGTTACAGGCACACACAACGAAGTAGATGATGATGGCAACCCTGTCTACCAAGGCATTGACCAAAGCAAGCTAGTGCCACTCTTGGTCGCTACAATCAAAGAACTAGAGGCAAGGATCACTGCCCTAGAAAACGCTTAATCGTAACCAGTCAGAAAAGGAGAAAGACATGACTGATACACCAACTGCGGAAGAAATCGCACAACACTACACAGCGATGGGTCACTCAGTTGACTTGCTAAACGCTGGGCAACCAGAGGGCATGGATGATGCTGAATGGGCTGACTGCGTATCACGCAACGTTGAGCATCTGAAAATCATGGTGGCCAAGGACTTCTGGACGACAGAAGATATGACCGCTGCTAATGCTGCTATTGCAGCTAACGAGTAAGGTGACCAACAATGGCAAAAGACGAAAAGAAAACCATTACGGTCAATGACGTTGAATACAATCTTGATGACTTTACGCAGGAGCAAGCCATCCTGCTAAACCATGTGCAAGACTTAGATCGAAAACTAAGTAACGCACAGTTCAACCTAGACCAACTTATGGTTGGCCGTGATGCATTCGTTAAACGGTTGGCAGCATCTCTGGAAGCTGATCCAGAGGGGGCAGAGGAATAACCCCTGCAACACAAGTAAAACGAAAGCCCTGCACAAGCGGGGCTTTTGCATATTTGGCGCAATGTGTTATATTGCGAGAAACGCGTTACATACGAGGCGGCAATGGCCCTAATTGATCTAAATATCCCTGCGGGTGTCTATCGTAATGGCACAGACCTTCAATCACAGGGTCGGTGGCGCGACACAAACCTTGTGCGTTGGCACGATGGGGTTATGCGTCCAGTAGGAGGTTGGCGTACAAGATCAGATGATGCGGCAAACGCAAAGTTGCGCGGGATGCTCACTTGGACAAGCAACACAGATAACAGATATATCGCGTCTGGCACTTACAACAAGCTGTATGTCTGGGATGCTGGTGGCACGGCATATGACATCACCCCAACTGGCCTGACTGCAGGCCGTGAGGATGCCATTGCATTTACGGGATACGGCGGAGGCTTTTATGGATATTACGCATATGGCGTGGCTCGCCCTGACACTGTGCGCATTCAGCCTGCAACGTCATGGCACTTGCAGCCTTGGGGCGAATACCTGCTGGCCTGCAACTCAGACGATGGCAAGGTCTATGAGTGGCAGCTTGACACGGCAACGCCAACAATTGCGGCTCAAGTAGCAAACGCGCCAACATCTAACCGCGCAATCGTCGTAACGGCAGAGCGTTTCCTGTTCTGCCTTGGCGCAGGTGGAAACCCGCGCAAGGTTCAGTGGTCTGATCGCGAAGACAACACAACATGGACGCCAGCAGCGACAAACGAGGCAGGCGATCTTGAGCTAAACACGAATGGCCAATTGATGGCTGGCACGACAGTTCAAGGCCAGACGTTATTGCTGACATCACGCGATGCACACGTTGCAAACTATGTTGGCCCTCCATACGTCTATGGCATTGAGCGTGTCGGCACATCCTGTGGGCTTGCAGCAGATCAGGCGTATGCGGTTGTTGATGCAGGATGCTTCTGGATGGGCGTAAACTCATTCTATTCATACTCTGGCGGACGCGTTCAGGAATTGCCGAGCGACGTGTCAGACTATGTGTTCAACGACATGAACCGCGCGCAAATCAGCAAGGCGTTTGCAATGTCAAACAGCATGTATGGCGAGATTTGGTGGTTCTACCCAAGCGGCGCATCTCTGGAGAATGATCGTTACGTTGTTTTCAATTACATCGAAAACACTTGGTACATCGGTGAGCTGGCTCGCACTGCGGGATATGATCGTGGCGCATTTAGGCAGCCGATCATGGCAGATCCATCTGATTATAAAATGTATGAGCATGAGATTGGCTTTGACTATGGATCTCTGACGCCGTACGCGGAGACAGGCCCATTCAGGCTCGGCACTGGCGATCAGGTTATGTCCGTTGTTGAGATGCTGCCAGATGAGAAAACGCAAGGTGACGTGAGTGCAATATTCAAGACGCGCTTCTATCCAAACGGGACAGAGCGCTCGTATGGCCCATATAGCATGTCAAACCCGACATCAATGCGCTTCACTGGGCGTCAGGTCAGGATGCGCGTTGAGGGTGAGGTCTTGTCAGATTGGCGCGTCGGGATAAACCGCATTGATGCTGTTGCAGGTGGTCGTCGATGACTGCACAGAATAAGGCACCAGAACCACAGGGTGATGACTGGAAGACATGGGCGCGACGCCTGATGCTGTTCCTTGGTCAGACGCGATCCCCGCTTGTTCAGCAGACTGGCGGCGAGAGCGCAGCCGAGGATGGCGTGCTAATGTGGGATCGTGAAAATAAATACCCTGTTGTCAGCAAGAACGGCGCTTGGGTGCAGGTTGTGCTAGAGGATGGCCGATACCTTGGCGCAGTCACGACAGATCAGACCGCTGCGGCGACAAACACGGCGTACGTTTTAACGTACACGTCAAGCATTTCAAATGGCATTTCAAATGGCACACCTGCAAGCCGAATTGTGTTTGATGAGGCAGGCGAGTACATAATTAGCTTTTCAGCGCAGATCTCTGCAGGCTCATCATCAAGCGTTGACTTTTACTTTTGGCCAAAAGTTAATGGCGTTGATGTTGGCGGGTCAACGATGGTGAACACCTTGAAAAACAACGGATCTCGCTTGGTTGTCAGCCGAAGCTCAATATTCCAAGTCAGCGCGGGTGATTACTTGGAGGCATATTGGGCGGTGAGCGACACAAACGGATTTTTAGACGCAACGTCGGCAACTGCGTTTTGCCCTGCAGCCCCTGCGTCAACAATAAGCATAACGAGGCTTCATGGATAGCACAGAATTTCAGGCAGAAGTGACCAGATGCCGCCCTTGGATTGAGGCGGCTTTGGGCTATTCTGGCGGTACGCACGACTTCATTGATGTAGTTGAGGGGCTGTATAAGGGCACAATGCAATTGTGGCCAGCTGAGAAGGGGTGTATCGTAACTGAAATTGTGGTATATCCTCGTAAAAAGGTCTTAAACGTATTCCTTGGCGGCGGCGATCTGGAGCAGATTTTGGATATGCATGAAAATGTGATAGAGTGGGCCAAAGCGCAGAAGTGTGAAGCACTTACAATGACTGGTCGTTTTGGATGGAAAAAACCGTTGGCGAAGCATGGATGGAAAACGCTGCATTCGTCATACATTAAGGAGTTTGAATAATGGCAGGCGGAAAAGGCGGATCAACGACGTCATCTGTGCAGATCCCAGAATACATTGAGAAAGCTGCCCAGCGTAACCTCAATAAAGCAGAG